CCTCTAATACGAATATAGTCCCAAAACCTGACACCAAGTATATGTCGTCCATCATGTCTAGTACGTTTAGACTTAGCAAGATGAATTAGTTCACCTGCTACAGCTGTTGGTACTTCAAAGAACACACAGACAGCACCATTATTAGTAAATGTAACTCTGAGTATATGCTCTTTCTGAGCATACTCAACCAGGCTAATATGACCACAACCTTTCTGTGAAATAACTTCACCATGAATAGGATTGTTTGGGTCAAATGCCTTTTGAGCAATCGCCAAACGTTCTTGGTCATCCTGTGCAGAAAAACCTAAATGGTAATCTGTATCAGGATAATAGTATACGTCGTAAACGTTTCCATTAGTATCATGGAGTTTACGCTTACGACGTGTAATTCCTTTGTCCCAGCCTTCAGGGCGTTTATAGCCCCAGCCGCTAGAGAGTTCCCACTCATAGTCTTTATTCCATGGCGCGAGGCCTGCTTTAGCAGCTGACACGTTTCACTCCTTAGACAGTTGTGATCTCGAAGATTGGGCGACGAAGCTTAACAATTGTGTAGCAGTATGGGTACTCAGTGAAGAGTGCACCCATTTCATGCATAGCAAGTGGAAGCTTGTTTTCAGGGTGGCGGATACGGTTACCATTTGAGTAAGACGCCATGCGACCATCACGCAGTGTAGGTGAACCATAAGTGATACGCTGACTGAGGTCAAGCTTTGTGATAAGTTCATCAGGGATTGACAGATCCTGGATTGCAGGTGGCTTAGATTTGCCCCAAGTTTCCTGGATGTATTTGTCAAGTTCGAACTGAGCATTGTCCCAACAGTTGTAAGCAATATCGTTCTTTGGTCCGATAACAATTACGTCTGTAGGCATGTTCAAGTCTTCAACAACTTCATTTACTACCTGGTTACCAATCTGGTAAGAAGTTGTCTTAATACCACGCTGGTAAACAATAGGTCCTTCTACGAAGTTATCACGAATAACTTTTACGTTTTCGCCTTCTTCATAGCCCATTTCAATACGTGTTACTGGGTTCATCCAAACACCAATATCGGCATAAGGAACTGTCGATTTTGTCAAGAATGCACCACGCATGATAGCATCGATGATGTGTTCATTAGCCTGCTGAAGAACCCAGCCACCAGCCTGCTGTGTACTGTAACGTAAACGGTTTGGCTGATCACGGAATCCAAGATCAAGACCAAGACGTGATTCACCACCTGATGCAATTTCAGTTGGATCAGTATACCAAGGGAAGAGGTCAGCAAGGCCTTCCATAGCACCAACAATTGCATCGTTGCCGTTTGTATATTTTGCATTGCCTGAGTAGTTGAACAGGTCATATGTACCAACATAAGGCCCATCAGCAACTGTAATTGCATTAGCTTCCCAAGAATCCTGGAAGATAGCAGAGTTTGCTGTAACTTCACGGTTACCACAAACTTCAAGGAACTGACCTTCTTCCCAGTCACTTACTGTTGTACCAACAGAAAGCAGTGTGAGATAACCTGGCTGGTTTTCAAGGATCATGTACATTTCTGAAGCATCAGCTGTACCCCAAGGTTTGTTTTCCTTGGTCTTGATAAGATATTTACCAGCCTGGAAGTTACTGTTGTAAACGTTGATTGGCGCCTTGATACGGAAAGGAACACGGGTTGTACCTGTGCCTGTAATATCAGTGCTTGCGAAGTTGTTTGGACAAAGAGTCAAGCCTGTTGTAGCATGAACTGTGTTGTCGTTGAAACTTGGTGAAGTACCACCACGCCACTTTGAACCGTCCTGATATGGGGCAGAGAGCTGGTGAAGTACACCAAACTGACCATGAATAGCAAAGTTCTTAAAGAGAGCAGCAACGTTCATGCGGAGAGCATGCATACGAGTTGCAAAGTCGTTTTCGAAAGCAACTTTCTTGTCTTCTGTTTCAAGGTTGAGTGTCATATCAACATCGAAACCGTCTGATACAGTACCGTAAGTAGCACGGAATGTACCATATTCAAGGTCACCCTGTTTAATCATTCCAACATTTTCTTTGAATGTCTGAGAGTTCAAAGAACCACCAGTGTTTGTACCGGCAAGGAGCATACGATACTCGAACTTGTCGTTAAATTTCCATTCACGTTTCTTTGAGCGAATCAGACGCACAACGTCTGACTGACAAGGAAACATACCATTGAGCAAGTACTCAACAATGAACACCTGCTTTGACAGAGCTTCAATTTGATCTCTTGAAATTGGCATAACATTATCCTCCATTATGCTTTATACTAAATATATAACACTGCTTAGCGCAGGTGTTTACATACCACCTAATCTGTTTTCACCAAGGAATCTGGCAAACTGATTAGTCTTATTTTTGAACTTTGGCTCTTCGTGAGGCTTATCTTCAGTCTCAGAAGAATTGTCAGGTTCTTCAGTACCTTCGTCTGATCCCATAGAATCAATAACAGCACGCTCTTCATCAGTAAGTTCCATATCATCTTCTGGATCTTCTTTTTCAACTGTTATCTTGTCTGTGTCACCATCAGAGTCTTTGTCCTCTTCAGTAACTTTAACTTTAGTCTGGTCTTCATTTGCCATACCCTTTGCTTCTTTTGTATTTGCATCAGCAAGAGCATCAATATTTTCAAGGCTAAGAGGGTCAGGATTTTCATCTGCAAGAGACTCGGCATCCTGCACTGCTTTTACAGTGTCATAAACTTCCTTCATATCCTCAGGACTTAAGCCATATTTAAGGATACGATCTTTTATCTCATCGTCTGAAAGATCAACAAGATCTGCTGCAAGATCAGCAAAAATTTCATCAAGTAACTTTTCATCCATACTAATACCCCTTTGAAGCAGCAGCAATCATACCAGCTGAAGGCTTAAAGCTTTTAGCTTCTTTTTTCTGAGTATGTGTTTTACCCCAATTTGACTTCATACTTGCAATACGCTTCTGACGAATATCAGAGACTTCAGTATTTTCTACAGGTGGGGCTGGTGGTTCTGCAGAAGGCTCTGTCTGGTCAGTTCCTTCAGTATTTTCTGTACCTTCAGTATTTTCTGTACCTTCAGTATTTTCTGTACCTTCAGTATTTTCTGCAGGAGGAACATCTTCAGGATTGAATTCACCATCAGGATCCATAGTATCCATAACAGGTGGCATTTCAGCAGGTTCAACTACTGGAGGAGGTGTCATAGGCATTGAAGCATCTGGATTTGATGCTACTGCCTGTGACACTACATTTGCCACTTCTTCAACTTTCTGTGCATTCTGAATAGCTGCTTCATTAGCTTCTTTTGTAAGTTCCAAGATTTCATTACATTCAGTTCTAAGCTGATCGAGAATCTGCTGTACAGCTTCATCAGCAGCTGATGTGTCGATACCACGAGCATCAAGCTCATTAAGGATAGCGAGTCCTAAACCTCTATTGTTTGAGAATCTACCGCCATAAGTATCAAAGAACTGTTTTTCACGTGCTGCCTGCTTGTCAGCATTATAACTGTTCTCAAGCTGAGACAGTCTGGCCATAAGTTCTTCAGTTCCAGCCATATAAAACTCCTTATTTATTATAATAATATCCCTAAAAAGAAAACATGTAAATGTGCATAATTTTCTTTTACCACTTCAGGTCTGATATGGTACGAGCAATGTTCCTGATTGAGTTGTCATGTTTATGCCCAAGGTTATCACCTGTATCACCATGCTGACCTTTATTATTTATAAAGTTAGTAATTGCACCCCTTGCTATTTTTCTAAGCTCCTGTGGTTCTATCTTATTACCCCCTTTAAGTAAATATTCTTCACCTTCAACTGCTAGTGTTTTTTCCAAAGATTCAAGAGCAGCTGATGGTAAGTTGTCAAGTTGTCTCCAGTCGTAACTCTTCATGAGAAAACGGTACATCTCATTATATACTGAGTATGAACCTTCCTGACTCATTCGTTTCTTATGGTCCTGTTCTTTAGTAGTATACATAACTATCCTCTTATATTAGTACTTCCAGGAACATAACCCTCAGGTAAATCATCAGGTAAACTTTTATTAGCTCCAGGGCCTCTTGTTTTTAATATAGCACTTACAACATTTGATGTAGTATGTCTGCTACACTGTGGGCAGTATATACTTCCTACGGCATAATTTGGACAACCTTCTGTAGCACACTTATGTAAGTCAAGCCCAGTAGGTGCGTCGTACATATTACCGTCTAAATCTGTATCATACGCGTTATGCCACAAAGACTCATAGTTTACATCGTGGCCTGTTCTTTCATTCAAAAGTACTTTAAGCTTAATTAATTTCTCTTTTATAAGTTCTTTATAGAACTTAGACTGCTTGTCTTGTGGGACTGTCATTGTATTATAAAACTGGTTTAGTACATCAATTGCTGTATCTTGAATGTCACGAAGTTCCTTAGATCCATCTGGGGCATTTTTTAATTTATCAGTTACTATATCAATGTACTTTACTGCATTATCTTTATCTTTTTGAGACGCTTCATCACTGGTTTCAGCATACGTTACATCAAACTTACTACTAGGCTCAAATATTCTATTATTAATTCGCATTTTGTACTCCTACAGCCAATCTGTAATTGTTGCTGGGTTAACGTTTCTCATACGTTCCCAGGCAGACTTATCCTTCTTAAGGAAAGCCTGGAATGCAAAACGTGCATCAGCCAGTTCTGACTGTACACCCATACTATTAGACTCATTCAATGCTGAGAATTTCTCAGCGAGACGAGCAACTAAATATCTATAGACCTCTGGAGCGGGATAAACAAGCTTTGTGTCAGGAGTCCATCCAAGCTCTTTGATTCGAGGCTGTTCTTCTTTCTGAGCTACATGATCAATGTTGGTAACTTCTGTCCAATTATCAGCAACTGTATAACGCATTAAAACGCCATTAAGATTAACAACGTCACCATCATCTGGATCTTCAGGTAATTCAGTAACATCAGGTACCTTTTCATAATTGTAATCTGTTGCATATCTGTTATACCAGTAACCTTGTGTCATTTTGACTACTGTGCCGTCTGTGCACTTATATTCAAAATAGTTTTCAACATAAATGACGGAATTTATTTTTTCGGGAAGGTGTTCTGTATTTAATAAAACTTCATCAAAATCATTCCAATCCCGTACAACAACTCCCATACCTGTCTTATCGTTATAATGACATTCAAGGTATTCTACGTTGTCATTGCGGCCAACCCATTCAAATGGATTGTAGTCTGTCCACTGCATATCTTTATCAAAGAATCCTGACTTCCATTCAGAAGTAACAGAATGCTGATATGAGCAGAAGATGTATGGGAAGTCACAAGTAATGTACTTAAGTTCCCAAGTACCATTTGTATCACTTGGCTGTATAACATCAGCAGTAATATCAATTACCTCAGTATTCAATGGGTTACGATGCTTAAGTTCCCACTTCTGTACAGCGGCAATCTGTTCTGGTGTTACAGTCTTATCTCCTACATTTAATGTAGCATCTCCAACAAGCTGATACAGATTATAGATTGAATTACGTTCAACGTCATGACCATCAGGATAAAGCTTAGGGTCACGGTTATGATGTGTAAAGAACAACTGTGCAGGCTGTGGACAGTATTCTAGCCACACACTGCTACGTTCTGCATCAGGACACCATAAGTCTGTACCTGAAATAAGATATGTGTACCTGTCAAGTAACTCCATGTTGTTTGCCTGACGATAAAGCATTCTATTATGATCCTGAGGACTCTGTGCGTTGTAAATCATTACTGAGTTCTTTACAAAACGAGGTAGCTTTGTAAGCTTCTTAGTAAGCTTTACAGTTTTAGAATAGTACCCAGAGTCTATCATACAGATCTGCGAATAAATATCACTCCAGACATAATTCAGGAAGTTAATACAATCTGAGAAAGTATAACTGTTAAGAGACTTGGTTTGAGCAAGCCTCATTGCATCTTCAAGGGCATCACTTGCAAAAGGACAAACATCTACTTGTAACATTATAATCTCCTACCAAAGACCTTCTTGCTTAGCTTTACCAGCACCTTTGAAATAACCAAATCTGTTATTGTGTGTAAGTATTGCTTGCTGCATATTATCAAATTGCCACAGATCACTTGTAATTTTTGCATTAGCAAGTATGTATGCGGTATTTTTATCCTTGCCCTGTTTCTGGTATTCTTTAGCAAGTTCATCAACAGCCTGCTGTAAGAATATTTCACCCTTTTCAGGAGGTACAACTCCACCTGTGATTATTTGGCCAATCATGGCTGAAAGCTGTGAACCACCATCTCCAGACTGACTGAGATTATACAAAGCAGTACCAGTCTCTGTACCAAAGGCACGCTGGAAATACTGCATACCCTGTGAAAGAATCTGCTGTGCCTCCGAGTCTCTTATCATTCGTGTCATAGCAACTACAGCATCACGGTCAGAAAGTATAATACCATGCAACTGCATATAAGCCATCTTAAACGCTTCAAGGTCTTTATGGTTAACAGCATCCTGTAAAGCAATTGCAGCACTCTTCTGCTGTGTATCAAGTTGCTGAGCCTGGTTCATTGCTCGAGATTCCATTGTCTGTATCTGAGGTCTGTCATAACCAAGACCATAATCTTTATTACCACCAGTTTTACGAGTACCAATACCCATAACGTGTTCTGTTGGTTTGTTATTATATCTATCAGCTTCTCTAGCAAGTTTTAATGTAGTACCGTAATCACGGTTATTGAACATACCGAACTGGCTCTCACCCTTTGCAATATCTTTACCTGCATTAGGGTCAAACTCTGATTTAGACCTGTTTCGTTGTTCCTGTTCAAGGCCCCTGGTTTCACTAGAGGCTTTTTCATTCGCTGTGTTTATTTCAGAAACAGCCTGGTCTTTTTTAGCAGTAACACTTTCAGCTGTTTCTTTTTTCTTATCATCATTTAATACCATAACTGTCTCCTATTTCATTATATTCTTATTTGCAGTTACGCTTCTGCCTAATTGGTCAAATGCACCTGAGCTCATGCCTTCTTTAGCAAGCTCTCTTGTCAAAGCTGCATTTCCAGCTGTTGCGTCTGCAATCTGGTAAGTTCCAAGAACCTTGTCAACAAAGTCACCAACCTTGTCTCCAACAATTTTCCAGTTGTTACCACGACGGATTTTATCCTGTCCCCAAGCTTCAGCAGCTTTTTCTTTTCTACTTGGACCATAGAGATCATTCTGTCTAGTGCTGTTTGTACGATTTGCGGCCATAAGAGCAGCTGCAAGCTTATTACCATTGTTAGCAGCAATGTCACCACCCATACGTGCAAGTTGTCCCACAGCCTGGATGCCGGCTTTAATTGCCATTTCCTGTGGTGTGCCTGTAAGAAGACCTCTCATGTTTCTTCGCTCACGCTGCAACTGATCCATCGTGTCTGCGTCAGTCCAGTCAGACTGATAACTGCCACCTTTGTCACCTGTGTCATTGATTACAGTACCAAACAGCCCAGCAAGACTCTGAAGGTCCTTGAGATCGTCATCAGTTGGGTTTGGGAGTCCTGCAGCATTAAAGAGCATGCTTAGTGCACTTGTATCACCTGCTGCTGCCCCTTTTGCAACACCTTTGAACTTGTCAGAAGACAAGAGTTTAAGTAATGTCATTGCTGTTCCGCTATCCATGTTATACCCCCAGTTTAGCTAAACGTGCTTTAAGAGCCTGAATCTCACGAGCTAAGTCTCCAATCGCACCTGCATTCATCATAGCAAGTCTACCAGTGTCAACTGTCTTAACTCCTTCAGGCGTCTCTTTTATACATGCAGGATTTACCTGTTCAATATCCTGAGCCATAGGTCCGATATGTTCCTGGTTAGGATCAATATTAGGATCAATCTGTGTAGCTTCAGGTTTGTAGTTATATACATAATTCTTGATGTTATCAGCATAAGCCCCAAGAATAGAGCCGTCTTCGTCATCCCAATTGTCATAATCATTAGGGTCATAATCTTTGTCGTTATGATGAAAAGGCCCCTGTTGATTCATAAGCCAGATCATATCTTCACGAGAAGGTCTGCCGTCACGGTCCCAGTCTTCTTTTATCCATTTCATACGTGCGTCACAAAGACACTGTTTTATGTCTTTTACACGAGCATCAGACGGCGGGTTCTTTACAGTCATAGTCTTATTCATCTGGTCCATTTCATTTGCATTAAAGTTACGTGAGGCATCATTCCCTTCACCAACACGTCCCTGACGTAATTGCTGAATTACGCTCTGTCCTGCCTTACCGTTATTAGCAATAAATTCCTGTTCCCAACTGTTAACATCATTTTCATTCTCATGCTGTCCGGCCTGGATAGGTGTTACACCTTGAGATATTGCCCAGTCATAAAGTTCTTTATCAGCTGCACCAGCCTGACCAGATCTTAAGTCCTGTCCCTTTGACGAACCTAGTAAAGCATTGATAACATGCTGTGGGTTACCTGAAGGCATTGAAACTGGCTTATCAGCCGGCTGTTCAGTTTGTTCAGTTTTTGTACTATCAGTTTGCTGTTCAGTTTGTTCAGTTTTTGTACTATCAGTTTGCTGTTCAGTTTGTTCAGTTTTTGTATTATCAGTTTGCTGTTTCTGCTGTTCAGCTCCTGTAGGTTCACCTTTTGAAAGAGCGGCTGATTGATTCTTACTTTCAGTAAAATCTCGAGAGCTAAATTTCCATTGCTCTGACTCATTACCTTTCTCTGTAGCTTCCTGCTGATTTGCCTGTTCTTCTTCACGACGCTGATTAGCAATATTCTGCTGCTGATCTTCACGCTGCATCTGAGTCTGAACATCAGGTGTATTTGTTTTACGAGCAAGTGCAGCACCAGCTCCAAGTACACCAGACTTCTGTACATTCTGCCGGTTCTCTGCATCATTCTGCACAGATGCCATTTTACCAGCTTCAGCATAAGGATTCTGGTTAGCAATCTGCTGTGCTCGCTGAGACTCCATCTGATTTGTGGCTGCAGCGTTTCTAAGGTTCTGTGACTGTGCGTTTGCACCTTTTGACTTTACATCTGCAAGATTTCCTGTAGGCTGACCTCTTACTGCATTACCTACAGTATCATAAAAACTCTGAGAGAACTGAAATCCATTATTATTAGGCATAGACTTGCCTCCATTATTGTTCTTATCCTCTGATCCCTGACTATTAATGTTATTTAACTTTTCAGTCTGTTCTTTTTGAATATCAGTAAGAGCATCAGAGTTATCATATGCTTTTTCAGCTGAACGTAGCCCATCATGAATTCGCTGCTTTACAGATTTAGCCTGTTCTTTAGCTGACTTATACTCTGTATCAGCCTGTTCTTTAGCTGCTCTTGCATTGTCAAGAGCTCGTTTTGCATTATCAATAGCTGCCTGGTCTCCTGATCTAAGGGCATTGTTGTATTGCTTCTTAGCTTCTTTCTCATCAGCTCTAGCTTTTTCAATAGCAGCATTGTGTACATCTCTGGCGGCAGATAAAGCAAGGCTATAGTCAGCATTCATTTTATTCCAGCTAGCTTTCATACCACTTTGTTTTGACTGATTGCCTTCTGTCATATTTATTCTCCAAATGTTCCTGCATCACCATAGGCTGCATTATCTTCTTTAGCTGCAGCTATGCTCTGTTTCATCTTCTGGTCTGTTTTATTCTGCTTGTTTACTTTCTTAGTGTCTTTTTTAACCTGAGACAATTTTTCATATCGTTCTCTATTTGCTGGGTCTGATATGAATTTATGTGCAGGTGAGTTTTGTATCTGCTGCATTCCTGCTGGATCACGAGGCTGTGCACCTGATAACTGCTGTGTGTACTGATTATACTGTTTCATAAACTGTACATCATCATCAGTTAAACCGTTACCATTTTTAATAGCCTGCATGCCTTTGTTATAGAGATCATCAGAAAGACCTTGTGCTTTCATGGCATCGAGTTCTTCCTGTGTTGCACCAATGATACTGTTTTCATTGTAAGTTGGTCTCATGGCACCATTTGCAATGTCAGCTTTTACCTGTTCAGGTGTACCTTGCACAGTATTTGTATCAACCTGCTGTGCCTGACGTGGAGTTGTCTTCTTCTTTGCCCAGTCAATATCTGCCTGAGTAAGCACATGTGTCGAGCCATCAGAACGAACAATAAAGTCACTAACACTTGCACTGGCAACACCTTTATTAGTATTAGCAACTTGTTTGCCTTTTGGTTTACTTTCAGTTTTTGTCTCAGTTGCCTGTACCTGTGTTTGTGGGTTCTTAGGTGTTTGTGCAGGTACCTGTGTCTGTGGTTTTCCGTTATATGACATACTGTTCATAGCTTTAGCCATTTTTTTATCAGTGTTATCAAACCAGCCTTTACCACTAATGTCAAACTTAGAAGGTAAATTATACCTTGCTTTAGCTTCATTTTCAATCATACGTAATGTGTGTTTACTTACTGGCCCTTTTGCACGTTCAGAATTAAGCATTTGAGCAATGTAGTCATAAGCAGTATCAGGTAAAGGATTTCCAAACTGGTCTTCGGTTCTGTCACCTCGCTTACCTGCATTTTTTGCTACGTCAAGGTTACTAGAAAACCTATCACCACTACCATAAGACTGTTTTTTACCCAACATGTCAATATAGCCAGCTTCATTCATCTTGTTAGTAATCTGACCAATATAGTCAGCTGGGTTATATACACCATCTGCAGGTTTATTACTCTCAGCTGTCTGACCCTGATTATTCTGTTCTTTAAGGGCTGTGAGTCTTGCAATCTCTGCATCAATTTCTTCATTAGTCATTTTACTACCTCTTTATTTTAATATTTTATACCAAGTTATGTTACATGTAAATGTATCATAATTCCTTTAACTTCTGGACATCTATCTGCTGTGTCAACTGTTCAGTACGTCTTTGTGTAGCAACCTTGCTCTCGCAATCGATACTTGAGATAGCAATGTACTGGTCTGACCAGATATGTAATCTTTCTCTGTTACCTATGCCATTCTTACTCTGGAATCTGAAGCTATAATACCCATAACTTCCGTTTCTAGTGAACAGTTCCTTAGTTAAGAATACGTGTGTAACTTCTGATGTAAGTTTTCCACCAGGGGTCATTGTTTCAGCACAGATGTTTACACAGGCATAGCTATCTGTTCCATATAACAAATCCATTTCAATAGACCAACAGAATGTAATGTTCCACTCAAACATACAGTCAGTATCTTCTGACTGACCAAGTGCACTTGTTACAAGAACAAATGGGTTATATGTCCAGCCATCAACACCTTCTACATTCCTCATTATATTGTCATATACTTCAGTGTATTCACGATGTGTGACATATTTATCACGACTCATTTTCTTCCACTTGTTATAATTATCTTTTACTGAACGTTCCATATATTCACAGAATACAGCACGGTTAATTATAACACGGTTAGGCCCCTGATATGCAAAGCCACATGGAAGAGATACACATTTGTACCAAGAACGATCATTAAAGATTGTTGTTATTGGTGGTGGTAATTCACCAGACACTTCACCTTTTGAAAGAACTGGAATGATTATATTATCTGTCTCAGTATCCTTATCTTCTACAGCTTCATTTAACCGTTTGAAAGTCATAAGACAAGGCATTACAACTTCCTGATTTACAAAGTCCCAATAGCCTTTCTGTACATCTCTAAAGCGTTCCATCATATCTACTTTTGTAAGACTGGCTCCAGAGAAGGTATAATAACAACGTGTAGCTTTAGAATAAAAGAATGCCTCAGATGGTGTGCTACCGATAAATGTAAGTCCAAGACTTGGTATAAGATCAGTAATAACGTTACCTGCTTCAGCTGTCTGCACAGAGCAGATATATTCTTCTGTTGCTCGGTAAACGTTTTTACCAATTGTAAAGTCTACACTTAATGGTGCTTTGTAAGCAGCATTAGTATCTGTTACTTGAGCAGTTACAAGTGATGTTACGCCTTCAACTACTGCAAGATTAGCAGCAGCCATTGTCTTGACACAAGCAGGTAATGTATTTACAGGTTCTGTAAATATAGGCACAGCCCATCTTACTGCATCTTTATCCTCACCTATTGTACCTGCCTCAAGCCCTTTTTCCTTAGAAGCAATTGTCATTAATGAGTAAAGCTTATCTATTGTATCTACTACCTGAACAGGTTCTGACTCAAAGTTACCTTGTAGCTCATTTGCAGGACAAATGTTACTACGTTTAAACCTGTCGTTTATCTGGAATGAATACCAGAAGGACTGTCTGTTTTTGTTCATACCAGGTGAACCGATTAAACTTACAAGTCTATATGATATACCATCAAAGGCATGATACAGCTTGTCCTGAAGTACTGTGTTAAAGCCAGTACAATTAAGTGCAAGTGTATTTGGTGTTACTGCCCAAGGTCTCATGTAAGCTTTCTCAATACCACGTTTAACTTCAATTGCACTATAAGGACATGCAACACCACAGAAGGTATCATTTACTACCATATTTGATGGAGGACAGTTAGTAATTTTTGTGTCTTTTACAGTTACCCATTGTGCAAGACCGTATGTTGCACACTGCGCAAGATCCCAGGATTTATCTATTACAAAGTCTTGAATCATTGAAGGTGCAAATGCTGGATCTGATACTGCAATATTTTCATTCTTAAAAGGCTCATTAGGTAAGAAACGATTTACACCCTCTACACATGCCATATCGTCAGGTAATGTCCTTTCTTCAGATTTACCAAATGCACTGGTCTGATAAAATGGCACTCTACCCCACATATAATATGCGCGGTATGTGTCACCTGGTTTATCAAAGTCAGACATACCTGTTTCTTTATTCCAAGTAGCTGAGTTACCGCAATTCACAGCGGCTTCATTCTGAGTTCCCATTTTGTTCTGTGAGTAATCAGGCTTACTCCAAGACATAATAGTATTGCAGTAGTTCCAACCTCCATCATTGAAATACTTAGATGCATTAAGTGTTAATGCCCAAGGTGTATTTCGTATACCGCATTCAACCCATTCATCTGTATACTTGATCTGACCGGACTGAACACCAAAACATGGCCACATAAATACTTCATTCTTTTCACCGTACTTATGTTTACCTTCAATAGACAATGCATGGCGTGATACCTGACCATCTACATTAGTTATCATACCTCTTACACAAATTGCATCAAGCATCTTTTCTACTTGTTCAAGGGCAACCTCTTGTGTATAAATTGCAACTCTCATTGCAGTTGCTGAACCATGAAGGGCTATCGCTGCAGCAGTAGCGAGAATTGATGAGCGTGCAGCAGTAGCATCAGCTATTTTATCCAGACTATTGGCTGTAATATTTTCAAGAGCAATTGTGAGCTTCAACTGTAATGTTGTAAGTGCACGTATACAATAGTAGAATTGCTGCACTTTACCCTCAACCTGTGTATCTGTTACTGACTGTGCTACACACTCAGCAACCATCTGATGCTCTACAAAGCCAGGACCTGCAAATATACGTTGCTGGTCAGACGTACTATAGAACATATCAAGAGACTTAATACCTGTTACAACTGAGGTAATACCTGCGTCATTTTTAGACTGTGTCATTATAGCTGATGCAAGCATATCACCAGTGTTTGCTACAGCATTATCAACGAACTTACGTCCTATATCTTTAACAGAGCTTGTGTTAACCTCTTCATTTATTGACACTTTTCTATCAAGGAACTGAAGACTGTCTGCAAATGATGCAATAAGTAATGCCATGACTCTATTATAGTAACTCAGTTCAGTGTTAGCTGTTTGTGTAAACTTCTGCTTATCAAAAGTAAATGAGCCAGATAACACAGGGTCAGCCTGCTTGTTTTTATCTTCAGATATACCACTGTCAGTCTGACTGTTTGTTATTTCCTTCTCTGGTAAACTCTTAGAACTGTTATAATGTACATAAGCATACTGACCAAATGTCTGCTGTAAATAAACTAATTGAGCATAACGAGGCGCAATTGAGTAAATCACTGGGGCAGCTGCAAATATGCCTATAAGTAATTGCCAAAGAGTATTAGCGGTCCCTGGAAAAGAGAACATAGATGCAAGAGGTGTTGCCTGTACAAAAGAATCTGCGAATACTGAGCTTGCAAATGACGGACTATTGTAAATAGCTGCGAAGTTATTTGTTATTGGTAATAACTGTTTTGTAAAAATACCATCTGCAAAGGTTAAATGTGAAACAACGCCATATAACTTCTTTTTAATGTACCACTGCTGTTCACTTGTACCTACAACTCTTGTTTCAATTTGATTTATCTTGTCAAGTGAACCAACCTCATAAGCCGCATCAAGATCATTTATACTCTGGTCCTCACTCTTAAGAACGCTTAAAGGCTGGACAATATCATTAAATCCTTTGTTAACGTCAAAATAATCATTAGGTATCTGGCCACCGGTCAAATCACCGTGTAAGCTAACATAGCCATAGCCCTGTATACATTTTGATAATGTAAAAGTATTGAGATCAATTACAAAAGCCCACTGGTCATAATTTACACCAAAATGGCATCCGACTATTAACCAGTCACCTACGATTGCATGTGACCAGTCTGCTTTAGAAAGTACCTGGGCAGCAGTTAATGGGTTATATGTATTAAAGATAGCTGTACTTTCATCTATAGTCATATCATTTAACTGTTGGCCTATTTCACGCTGACGTATCTTAATTCGTTGTGTACCTACAGTTTCAAAAGTTCTACGAGGGTTATAAAATGTCAGTAAAATAGAACCCGTGTCTTCCTGAGCTGTTGCAAAAAGTGCGGGACGACTAGACTTGTAAACATTTGTAGTGAAAAATCTGATAACGTTAGTTGGTAAAATCTTATCACGACCTACCTCAAATACTTTTTCAAAACGTTCACCATTCCAGTCATCGAGTTCTTTAGTGTTACGTTTAAGAACAAATGAGTATTGATTAAGCTCAAGAACATGTGTAGCGTCTATCCACCAGAAATTTTCTACTTCAACTGTTGTATTCCACTGCTGTCGTAACAACTGATACTGACCCTCTGTTCTTAATTTTCCTATTACTTTTGTTTTATCTGGCGTACGTATATCTGTAGAAAGTACAGATATACCTGTATCAACAACTGTACTAAGGTCCCAGTTAAACGTCATATCGTTCCATTCAAATGATACCTGTGTCCCATCTATTGTTCCATCGTAAACAGCTTTAAGATAACCAGTATAATTATTCTGTATCTGACCCCATGCGGCTACATGCTGTCCATCAGGTATAGCAGTAATAGCTACATTGACACCACTGTCAGGGGCAGAAACGTTCTGCTGATTTATTGAATATGTTATTTGACTTGTACCATTTGTTATTACGCAGTTATCTCCGTCTGATGATACCAAGGTATAATCTGAAAGCTTAACAAACCTTGCTTTATTATTAATATAGTTAAGGTTTATGCATAGTGTCATTGATACATTTTCTGCTGTACCGGAACACGCTACTGCAGTTACACTTTCAAGGTTATTCTGTAAGATCAACTGATTAGCATTACCTGTTGTAGTTTCTGCAGTACCATTATAATGTAATACGTAATCACCATAAGGGAACTTAAGTGTAATATCCTGAGTAAGATGATCAAAGTCAATTTCCCCAAGTGCACTTTCAACATTACTAACTAATGACTTATCTGTGGTATAGAACTTATGCTGAGAGTAACCTGTATCTTTATTTGAGAATGCTTCAATTACACCTATAGGAAATCTATAAGACACAGGTGTCCAATCAAGCTCAAGAACCGGTGATTGACCTGTCATTGTCAGATTACCAGTCTCATCCTCTGAATTTCCCCATGCAATACCAGGGATATAATAGTCAGCAAGAATTTCTTCTTGTCTAATATTATAGATACTCTGTGCATAGAACATAAAGCTATCTGATGATACTGGCTCAAGCTCAAGCGCAAATGTACCCGTGCCACTTCCAGTGTCTGGATTACGGGAACTTTCGACTATATTATAAATCAACTGTGATTTAGCAGTATCGTCTCTATCAAAATATACTAGGTTTACATTAGACAAATCAACAGTATCTACTGGTGCTAATACAAAAGCTGAAGCATCCGTTATATGTGTCTGGTCAACTATTTCAGGATATGTTAATCTTGTAAGTGAATGCCCCCAAATAGGCCAAGCAAACTTAATACCTTCAGTTAAATCTCCTGTGTAATAATATGTTTGTACAGCTTCAACATTTGAGTTCAATTCAGCCTTACTTATAGTTACTTTACCAGCTGAGTAATAAGCAAGTAAATGTCCGAGCCAGTTACTGCTCTGAGTATTTACTTCTTCCCATTCCCAAGCAGCACTGCCCACTGGGTTATATTCATAATTAACCCCGAGTGTAAGTTTAGCTGAAACAAGTTGAGCTGTGCCTGTTAACTGTTTAAAGGTACTTGAGTCAGTGCCAGATACTAAAGTATCAGATGTACTGGAACCAAAGTAGAATGGTACATCCACACTGTTACCGTTAAATGTGACAATACCAGGCTCATGTTTATGATTAAGAACGTACTGTGAGTTTGCCTGTGTAGCATGGTGCCATACATTGGCTGACAAGTCATAAGCATCCCCGTCCTCAAATATAATCAAACCTGATGTACAGTTGTATGGAATTGCGTAATTACCGAATAAGTAAACGCCTGGCTTTACATACTGTATCTGCGGATCTACATTTTTATTGATAACAATATCATTGAAGTCAAGGTATGTATCATCATCACTTACTGCTGTTTCATCAAAAGTGTCCTGTGGGCTTGGAACATCAGGATAATATTTTTTCCATGTTTCATTCCAAGCAGAGACATCGTCATTATATTCCTGTTGACTAGAGTAGTCTGACTTACTGATAAAATCAAAGTCATAGCCTGCAGCGTAGCGATTAACAATACGGGTCCTATTATAGTCAGAGTTTGTATCTATAACAGTATTCATTTTATCTATTGTTATACCTCGTGTACCAAGAACTTTAGCTTTGAAATCATTGAGGTCAGTAATATAGTCTTCACCATCTGTCCAGTAAACACCTATAATTTCTAGTTTATTGGTGGCGCTATCAGGCTTTTTAAGATTAAACTTAGGAACTTTTTCAAAAGGCCAGAAAGGCTCCTCACTCGTCTCAACAGTTTCGTATGTTGTTCCAACATATATATCATTACCATACTCATCTCTATCGTACAAATCTGTGTAGCTTTGTGCTTCCTGGCTATTGTCATACTCTGTCACTGTACCTGAGAATGTAGCAACAAGAGTTGTATCAATAGTCAAGTTATCATCAATAAATTCCTGGTCATCGCCTTCATCAGTATTATCACTGGTACCGGCTAATTTAAAAGACAATATCTGTGATATGTCTCTTTCTGTATATATACAGCTATTTGCGTCTGCCAGGTCATAAGGATCATTATACTCAAATACAGTACGTGGGTCTATGTTGAATGCACCCCACGTATACACATCACCCAGTACCTCAGTCATGTAAGCAGTGTTCTGACTTCTAATATTTGCATACTGTCTTGAATTTCCAGCCCATACTTGTGTATTAAGCAGGTTCTTTCTGAAATCCCAGGTTGGGCTTAATGCAATAGTGTTATCAAGAAGTATCTGATTAAACCTGTATGTAAGACTTGTAAGGTACTTAGGTGCAGTAGTCTTGTACTCTGAAGGTACAGTAAAGGCATCTTCACCAATGAAAATATTATTAGCTACACCGGCCATATTAATACCATTGCCCTGTAATGTAGCGATTTCATAGTTACTTGTGTTATTACACTTCTTTGCATTAGGGTCTGTTTTATCTACACCTAATGTTGCTGTTATCCATAAAGGTAATTGCCAATCAATAAGTACACCATCTTCATCTTCTGCCTTCAAAAGTTTTGGTGTAACAGTAGCTTTGTAATAGTTAAATGCAAGCTGTTCAGAACCTGCTGCAATCAGTAACTTTTCTTGGTTTGCCTGGTCCTGATATGTGATATTTGAGAAGCGTGTGTAGAACTTAGATAATGTATATATCACACTTATAGTCTCATCAGTTACATTCTGTGTATAATTAAATGTAAGCTCGTTGCCTGTTACTGTTGGAGTTACAGATAGTCCTTCAGGCGTTGTTAATACGCCTGTCTGCACATTATAACTATACTGTCCCCAACTGTGCACATTGCTACTGAACCCTGCATAAGTAATATTTGGAAGTGCGTCACCTGTTAACTGTCCAGGTAACAGAATATCAAAGTCATAAGAGAATGCACTCTCTAAGTCTATAACAGTAAATGCTACGGAGTAATCACTATTTATTGTATAACTAACACTGAAGGCGGAATCATCACAAGACAAGGTATGCGTAACAGGATCCCATGTTAACTCAAAATCTTTATCATTGATTTTACCTGAGATTATGTTACCTGATACAGTAAGATCCCCTACTGTGATAATAGTCTCAGGTATGACATATACAGTATGGATAGCATTGTATCCGTCTACAGTGTCATAAACATTCAGCATCTTGACATAGGTATTAAGCTGTCCAAGGCCAACGTAATAACCATTCTGTTCTGTACGATATACATCATAGTCAAAGTTGTATACATTCCAGCCTGCTGCCCAGCCATTCTTCTCAAACCTTAAGCTGTTTGGTAAAAACTTTCCCTGGTACTTTTGCCAGTTATGCTGAAATGTCTGCTGGTTTAATGGAGTAAGCATATCTGATGTAGATATGTTTAAACCTGCTTCAAGATCTATAGGTATTCTATTTCCGCCTTCCATTATATTTGTACCTCACCAATTTTAACAGATTCAACAAACGCTGCCATTAAGAACAAATGAACAGAGTCAGGCACTGGAATTCCAAGTGCTTCAAACTTCACAAGTGTAGCAGCTAACATTAAGGTCACCTGCTGCCAATCAACATAGTAAGGTAACTCAGCAAATGTGAGCTTACCTTTTACAACCTCGAGAACACAACGTGCAGTAGCAAGTTTAAGATAATCAATAGGTTCTTGCCTAGCTTTATCTTCATCACTTAAAGGATCATTTAAGTGTACAGGTTTGAGAGATATGTAGGCTGTATCAATGAGCTTCTTTACCTCATCCCAGTCCATATTCTCATCGTTCTTTTTGTAACCCGCGTTGTACTTAATATAGAGGGAAATTGCATCAGCAATAAAATCACTGAGACCAGATAGCTGCGCCTGGAATACCGAGTCACGTGTCTGGTCAAGTGCAACTACTGCTGCGGCACTACGCATATTTTCCATATCAAAACTTGCGTTCTGAATACCGGCAATTTCATACATCTGAGTTTTATACTCAGTAATTGTTCCTGCTAATTCAGGGTCAAGTGGTGTAGGGTTAATTACAGTCATCAATGAATCCAAAGGCCTCTGACTATCTACGTAGAGACATTCACCTGCACCATTTGTAATTGATTTCATAGCAAGTTCAACATCACTATTAAATACAGGGGTTGAACCCTTGTAATTACGAATGAGCTGCTGTTGCTTTGCATTCATTTTATTGATTTCACGCTGCATAGGGTAAAGCGCATCAAACAAAGATGTACTCATTACGTTTGCAAAGCCAACGTCCCAACGCATTATAGCCACAAGAACCTCATCAAATGGATAAGGATATTCAGGTAATACTTTACCGTCAATTGATACATGACAGGTATGTGTAAGACAGTTAAAGTACATACACAGATCTACATTTACCTTATGATTTAACGAGTCAATAAGTTCTTCCTTCTGTTTCTCATCTTCAACCAACTCAGCTACGTACACAAGAGCTTGTGCTGATGGATATGCATAATCACGATAAAGCATCTGAACAATCTTATCTTTATTTAGCTGGCTTTCGAAGATACCAATCTCATAGTCATTTGCTTTACAAAGCTTGCCAGTAAAAGGATCAATGAATACATAAGAATAGCCAAGTACTGCTGCATCATGGAACACACCAATACAGGTCTTATTAAACTTATCCTTCTTTATATACATACGCAAGATGCGTTCAACTTCATCTTTATAGATGATATATTCAAAGTTCTGATCCTCAGACATCAGATAAGGCACAAATTGAATTGTACCTAGTCTTGATGTAATCTGGTCAGTAATCTCTTTGAGGAAGTTAGCAGAAATACCAGTACCATAATCAGAACGCTCTTGGTCTTGCCAAGTAAATGGAGCAGCAAGATATGAGCTTTGCGCCCAGTCAGAACCTTTAAGACTTGGGAACATTTTATTGTAAAATGCGCAAATCTTCAAGTACTCTTTAGAATACTTGTTTGAGATAATAGCACTTAGACGATGGAAGTCAGTAGCAATTGCTTCTGGTATTTCCCAGTCTTTTGTTTTTTCACCCGGGTACAATGTCGGGCGGTTTACGCCCTCAATTTCATCATACACATAATTTAAGCTACTTGTGTTCATCGTCTAGCATTCTCCCTAATAAATCTGTCTACAGCTGCCTGGTCATCAAGATGATTGAATATGTCAAAATCTTCCTTCAGACTTGTGTTTCTGCTCTTTACTGATGAGATACTGATCTTGTTACCATTGTTACATTCAATAACAATCTCAATATCCTTTTTCTGCATATCAGCAGCATGCGTAATTACTGATTCAAGGAACTCCCAGGTCCACTCAGCTTTAGCAAGTGTTCTGAGAGCCTTACGTCTTTTAGCCTGCTCATAGTGTATTGCAATTATCTGTCTAAGTAAACTTGGTTCCTTGTTTTTCATTACTTCTTCCTTCCAAATCCAATTAATGCATCAAGTATATCAGCACTTGGTTTATATGCGCCAGTATATTGTGCCTTCTGTGCTTTTTCAGCTGCTTTTGTTTTTTCTTTATCTGCCCAGTCAACATTACCTTCATTTGATCTTGATGTATTAACAATTTTCAGTTCACTTAATGGAATGTCTTTTTTATCAATGCCACGATTAGCATAGTCAGCAACAACTTTTCTATTGTGAGGTTCATTCCAATTGATATAGAATGATCTTCCTCGTGCACCACTAAGAGATGTTTTATTCTCTTCTGGGAACTGGTAAACCAGACGGCCTTGATCATCTTTAATGACACGGGCATCACCAAGTTTATAATCACGCATCATACCGGTAACCTGACGAGCTTTAACTTCTTCTGGTGTCATGCCTGTAAGTCTTGCTACATCTTCATCAGACTTACCTGCAACATGCTTAGCTTCTTTATATCCAAGGTGCAGCTCATTTGCTCCCTCAGGGAACTGGTCAACTGATGTTGTATAGATCTTACCTGTTTCAGCATCAATCTTACCACCAAGATCACTAATAAGCTTCATGATCTTTGGAGCCATAACTTTATGTGACTCACGGTATGCAAAATAGTTCTGTCCGTCCAATGCTTCAAAGTCTTTTTCATTCTGTGCTGATTTGATTGCTGCATTCTTACCTTTGAATCCACCTTCAACCTGGTCAAGACGCCCTTCTGCAAAGTTTTCAACGTCCATTACATTAGGATCTTTTTCGCCCTGGTATTCCTGATACTCAGCAATACGTACAGGATCACGACTTGTGTCAGGTGAGCCAGCTGTTACAGAATATGTAACAAACATTTTTTTACCATCACGGTCTTCTACACGTGAAGCATACTGTGTTGCTCTACCATCACCGGATGTACGCGTAAAAGCCCAGCCGTCGTTATACTCTGTCTTTGACTTTCTTCCACCTTTGTTAAACTCATTACGGGCTCTGTCAACAGCTCTTTCATGCTCACGTACTTCAGCATTCATTGCTGTCAGATTATCACGAGCATTCTTTACTTCACCTTTTAGCTCAGCTGTTGTTTCTGCTGTTCCAATGTCCTTTTCAATCATATCAAAAGCATCAAGGAACATCTGGTCTTTAAGTGATCTGTTCTGTTTCTGTTCAAGGGCTGCACGTTTGTCCTTCATTACTTTTGTGACAGACTCATGTGCAGAGCCTTCCATCATCTTTTTAATTGTAGCTGCAACAGGTGTAATCAATCCAATCTTATTTACCTGTGTATCACCACCGGCACTCTTCCATAAAGGTTCAACGAACTTCTTAACTTCTGCATTGATAAGTTTACGAACATCTTTACCAGACAAGTCAGCATTGTCAGGGTCATTCTTAATTCTTTCAGTAATTTCAGCAATCTGGTCTGGATACTGTTCTTTGATCTGGTCTTTAAGTAACTTATTGATTTTGCCTTTCTGGAACAATGAAGCAATAAATGGGTCTGTACTGTCAAACTCATCATCAAAGTCAAAATCATCAGGTACAATGCTCTTCTCACGCATGTTGCGCTTAGTCTGCTTTTTATCCTGACGTGCTGACTCAATGTACTCATCACGCTCACTACGTGCTTCCTTGAGTCTCTCTTCTGCTTTTTTCTGGTCATCATGTAAACCAGGTCTAGCCTGAGGTAAAGACGGACCTGGCTTTTTCTGATTAGCTCTTAAACCATGTGTTTTGTCAGGATCATCTTTTGTACCAGGTGTAACACCTTTCAGTTCATAAGGTACATTATCTTTTTCTTTATGTCCACCTGTCTCATGATGCTGGTTTACTGTATCCTGCACTTCAGTTCTCTGTTTAGAGTCCCTTGATGTTAGCCCTGGGTCAAACGGATCCATCTTAACTGCGTTTACTATACTTTTACTTGGGTTAGCCATAATACTTTTCCTCCAGTATATAGATAATTTTACACCAGGACCATTTCTTTGTAAATGTAACTTAATTTATACACCTACAGCAACCACGTTCTATAGTCCAACTGCATTCCACATAGAATAACGCATACACGGTAACAGATCCGGGTGGAATACTTTTTCGTCGATCTCACTGTATATTTCACCATTAGGGCCCTGTAGCAGGATTGTAGATTCACATTCCTTAACGATCTTAGAACCTTTGAGGAATAGTAACCTTCCTGTACGCATAAGCTCATCAATCTTGTCCCACATGATCTTTTTATCAGTTTTATGCGCATTTGCAATCTGCATTGTTAAAGGTGCCAGGAACTCATAGTCATCATCCTTAAAGTTTACGTTCAGGCCTAACTCCTGAGTTACATGCTGGTCATTGTCATCTGCATCCCACAGAATACGTTTGTTTGCCTGTTTAGCTTCCTCTACAGAATGGAACGGACCAAAGAAGTCAAGTGCCTGCAACCAGGCCTTTTTAACCTGCATCTTTAAGTATTCCAACTGTGAAATCTTATAATCACCAATGTCCAAACGGTTAAACTTACATTCGAAGAACTGGTAACCTTTACCTTCGTCATCAGACCACGCAACACCGAAAATTGCATCGTTGTCTGAACATCCATAATCAATACCAAAGAATATACGCGAAATCTTCCATGCAGGTATTCCTTCCTGAGGGTCATATACTTTGAAGTTAGGATAAAGAATCAGGTCATCATCATATGCCCACTCACCAAGGTATTCTCGTCTCGCGAACGGTGAATCCCATGTCAAACCTTTTTCTTCAAGTACCTGTTCGACATATGCTTCACGAGCTTCTACATTTACTGGATGTGGGTTATCACGCCATGTCCATGTAAAATGTGGAACTTCCCATGTCTTCCAAGCCATTTCACCATAGGTATTTTTAACCTGAGGTGGTGTACCTGCACAAAGGAATTTGTAATCATCAGCGTAGTCCATCTGCATAGGCTGAAGTACTTCACGCTGAAGATATTCCAAAAGGTCAGACTTTAAATGGAAGAACTCATCAATAACAATAACCTTAGCTTTGTTACCACGAATCTGGTCAGGGTCTTTTGTATTAGACAAACCACGGACAAGGATCTCTGAACCATTGTCCATTCGCCTCCAGTTAAATCGTTTTCCTTTCTTGTCCTGAAGGTGACACTTCTCAATAATTTCATTTGCGGCTGAGTCAATAAGCCCTTCAGATAATTCCATAGTTTCACCAATATAGATACATTTTGTATTTGGACGGCGCATACACTCAATAAGAAGACAGGCTACTAACATGTGTGTCTTGCCCGCACGACGTGAACAACATACAAGAATTGTACCATTACCTGCATTCAATACGTTCAACTGCTTATCGAACAATGTATGCAGGATCATGTAAATGTTGTAGGCATTATCATAAGAGAGTTCTGCAACCCGTGACTCTGCCGGACGCCCATCTACACGGTCAATAAGATAGATAAGCGCACGTGTATCACGGTGCATAACTGCATTCATATACAACGTACGTAATAAGTGATCACGTTTCTTGCCTTCAGCACAACAAGACATTGCAAGGTCTGTAACATAATCAAGCTCAAATCTTGCCTGCTTAATACGTAACTCAAGAACCTTTACCTGATTTTTACTTACAGCTACATTTCCTTCTTCTGTTGCAATTGTACCTGTCAATGCAGCTTGTGTCATTACATTAGTCCACTTTGCATAAGACATCTCAACACACATTACTGCGTATTCAGGGTCTTTCTGTACGAACTCAAATACAGGTATTTTGTGTGCCGCTGCAATCTCGTATATAGAATCAAGACCCTCATCTACCTGTTCACGCATTTCTGATTTATACCAGGGTAATTTAACATCTTCCTGGAACATCTGGCGTGACAGCTCTGTAAATGACACATTTAATACTGCATCTTTATCTTTCTGCTGTTCTTGTACTGCAAGCTCTGTTGTATCACTCATATCTATTTCCTGAACCTTTTCTCTTCATTATTTATCACAAAGGCACCCAATGCAAGACTATATGCCAAAATGATAAAAACTGTTTTTAATACGAACATTTTATACCCCTATCCGCTTTTATCTTATTCACACGGTTCTTTAACCACATTTTCAGTAAAATGTTATTTGTCTCTCTGTACCATCTATTAAGATAACGGATGATTACAAACGCATCCTGAATGCTGTAACTCATTACAGTACCTCATAGTGAAATTCATTCATTATTTTCTTGAACTCTTCAACACGTTCAGCTGGAACACGGATCTTAAGTACCACTGGTCTCTTAGGATCTGGTTCTGCGGCTTGTGGCTTAGGCTCTTTTGGTTTCACAGGTTTTGACACAAACTTAGCGATACTTGGGGCCTTGTAATCAGGAATTGATACACAGAACTGTTTTACACCAGTCTTAGTGATTTTACCATAAGCTGATGTAATTTGTAACAGTGCTTTACGTGCACCGTCTTCTGTGTCAGCGTTTACATAAATAACTGGCCATTCTTCTGTTAACATTGCTGGCTCATCAACTGCCAGTTTAATCAACGCCTCTTTGCGGCCATGTCCATCAAGAAGATAGTTCTTATCTTCATGCTTCCAGATTGCAAAAGGCATCATCAAGCCTTCGTTTACAAGGCTGTCTGTTAATTCCTTAATGTCCTGAGGTGTACGTTTCTTAAGATTACCTTGAAAAGGTACCATATCTGTCAACTTGAGTGTTGAGTCTGATTCACAATTAATCTTGATCATATTATTGTCTCCTTTTATTGATCATATTACCACTATACACTGACCAGATAAATGCTTCAAAAATCTGATCAAACAAAATCTGGTTCAAAACACGTTTCAAAATCGCTATATATAGAAGGAATTGAACAAAAATTGACGTTACTATTAGTAATAGCAGATGCACAATGAGGCTTGGGTACAGTAACAATAGCAGGTTCGCACCACCAACAACCAAAATGAAACATGAAACTTGCTTCGTGGTCAAATTTATGAATGTACAAAAAAATTTCATCTGAGTCATTTTTATCATTTTAAAATAAAAAATTTTTCTTTTTCAAATTGAAAAAGCACACATTTAAAAAGCTTTTTGGTACATTCACACGTAAAAATTTGAACAAACTACTAGGTAAAAGTTCCAATTTTAGTTGTTATTGTTGGTAAAATTACTTGTCAAGGCACTCGCAGTGTATTTTGATCAAAGAACACTTATCAGTTTCTTGATTTTTTTATTTATGAATGTACCAAATATTTTCACGACAAAATCTCAAAAAACGTCATAAAAGAGATTTTGTACATTCACAAGAAACATGGATCAAGTGGAACGTTCGAGGCCGTTTCTGGTCGTGAGTCTTGTAACTTGTGGAACGTTCTTGACCACTTAGGGTCTCGGCTCGGGAACCGCTGAGTCCAGATTAAACCATTGCTATTAAACTAGGTGGCAAGGCACCTGACCCTTTTCCCGTGGGGTTTTTCTAGGTTTACAAATAAAAAAGTTTCTGTGCCAGGAAATGTATTGCAAGTCTCGGTTTTATTAGTGTAATATAATAAGTATTATAAGTCTTTCGGACCCAATTGTATGTCCGAAGTATGCCTGTTCCTTGACCCAGTGAACCGGGTCCTAAGTCTCTGTGGGAGATATGCCTGGCACTTAAGACAGGGAACAAGAGGAAAGACTATGAAAACAGTAAAGTTCAATTTTGGTGGTAAAGCTTGGGAAGTAGAGGCAAACAACTCTGGTTGGATTGCTCCTGGTGCAGACAAGGAATTAGTAGAGCTCTTAAAAGCAGCACACCGTGCTGGATACACTAGTAAGGGAGTACCAATCGTGAAGAGTGATGACGGAACCAACATCTACCTTGGAGCAGCAGATCTGAGAAACGACGGTGAGTCAATTCACCAGGGACAGGGTTCTGGTACCACAAAACAGGCATCTACAGTTCCAGTGGCATTTGCCAAAGAGGCTCTGGGTCTTAAGGGACTTTCTAAGGAAGCCAAAGAATACTTTGAAGGTATAGTCAAGGAAGCAGAAGAAGCTCAGAAAGGTAAACTTGACAAGGCCCTTAAAGCTATGATTGATGCCGGTGTTCCAGAGGACGTTGCAAAGAAGACATTGGGATTGTAGATGGACACGTTCTGGGACCCGATGTCTCATGAGGCAATTCCCAGGGACCTGATGAATCATGGACATGGACCAGAAATCAGGTGGAGTTAACCGTGACTCGTCGGGTCTCTGACCGAGAAAAATAGTGGCACCTGTCAGTCAAGTAAGGAGGCAAGATTATGGCTGAATTGTACATTAAGTATGACCCAGAGATTGTGAGTCAGTATCTTAAGGACTATTATATTCAGTTCATATACTGTGGTATGGTTTTACTGCGTAAACGTGGCAATCACTAGAATCTTTAACCAGGACATTGATTATCCAGTGTCCTGTGATAAAGGTTTTAAGGAGGCATAAAATGAAACTTATAAGGTTAATTAAACTGTTTAGAAAGCTACTGGTTCGTCAGGTTAAGATGGAACTCAAGCACGCTACAAGTCTAGATAATTGTATAGAGAATGCTACTATCGATATGATAAAGGCATTGTACGCTGCGTATCATGACCTGAATTGTGTTGAGGCAATTGAGGTCAGTGATATGATTACTGAATGGGCGTGTGCAGTGTTAGGTCAGATACAAAAAGGTTTACAGGAGGCCTAATATGGTAAGAAATTACTCAAGTATGGTATCACTTATCAATAGTGATTTGGACTGGGGATTCACTGATGCAGAGGTAGATGCCCTTAAGATGTTGTATCGGGTATCAAGACCTGAGCTCCAGGAATTCATTTACCAGCTGTTCGAGGACGCTAACTATCACGATGTATGTAAGCAGCTAAGACCTGAAGAGTCTGGTAAAGCAGTAGAGATTGCTAAAAGATTTGGGCTAAACGAGAACGATGATTTTATAACTGCTCTTAAAGATACTATGGGTGAGGAAGAATAATTCAGGTACCTCTGATTATCTCAAGGCATGTCATGCTAATCGGATAACAGATAAACCTGGTTAAGGATATAAAGATGAGTAGAATCTTTAGAAATGGAAGTACCTATGCTGTTGTAGAACATGCTAGGTTCCTTGGTTACATCTGTATCGAAGGTAAAGAAGAACACATTACCCGACGATATAATGTAGATAACGTATTGAAGTGCCAGGAAACACTTAAAAAGATTACTGGTAAAGGAAGATGGAAATGGGTTGCATAAATAATAAAAGAGCCTGCACATCATACAGAATCATGATATCTGTAGAGCAGGTTAAACGATATAAAAAGGTTATAGACCAGGACTGCAAAGGTACTGAAGAATACTGCGAAGCAAAGATTGCTCTCGAACGAGCTATCCCTGAATGGTTGGCCCGTAAAGCATGGATGATTGCTAAAGAAATCCACTTCATGGAGCAGATCTTAACTGCTACAGGACATGAGTGGCATGAAGCTCTTGCCGAAGTAAAAATAAACTTGGATCACATGGAGGACTAGCATGAACGAAACAATAAAGAAACTCAGGACAATCCTTGTTGACATGTTTACCAGACAATTCAAAACAAATCCTGGTATTGATAACCGTATTAACCTGTACATGGTTGAAGTACAGTTCATCCAGGATGTTGTCATTA